GACCATCAGGACCATATTTGTTTACAACATATAATTTTGATTTTTCATTTTTATTTCCATCAATTAAATCAGGTTGGTCAATAATTGGTACATCAATCCAATTAGTTTCTTTCACACCCATTTGTTCGGGATTAACCATAGGAGTACTTGACCCCTTAACATAATAAGGTGTTAAGTTTGATGCTATCAGTTTTTTCCTGAATTGTTCTGTTGCTAAAAATGATAGTCGGCTATCCATTAAGTTATTTTATCTATAAATAGATAATTTAATATTTTTTACTTTGAGTACCCTTCTTTATCTAAAATTTCTTTCACACGAGCATCAATAATTGATGGTAACATTGTTTGTAATTGTCCTTGTATTTGTTTTTGAAAATCTTCGGGTAGTGTGGTTTTTATGTTGATATCCATTTGTGACTTTCCCTCAATTGTCATTTTAGCATTCATTAAGGCTTGGTTACTTTCATTTGGTACTACAGTTTCTTGTGTTACTGGACTAGCAGTACCCCTAACACTGATTGGGGTTAGGCTAAGAGAGCTTTTTACATTTTCCAATATTTGGTCAGTAAAACCTTGTAATTTTCCATTTAATGTGTTAATAATTGAAGAGGAACTATTGGTTAGGTTTTTCCATTCATCCAATTCAATGATTGACCTACTTAATGTTGAATTAAATTCAGATTGTGCTTGGTTAATTGCTTGGTTAACTGAAAGTGAATCTTTATAAGTTGTCTCAAGGGTTTTATTCGCATCTTTACCCGTATCAGAAAATTGTCCCACACCCTTTTTTAAATCTTCCAAGACTTTTTGTATGTTAACATTTCCAACACCCAATCCTTCAATTGTTACTTTACCACCTTTTAACTGTGCATAATTGGCAATTAATTGTTTGTCTTCAGGACTTAAGCTTTTAAATTCAGGTCTAAAATCAAGTTCTTTGAATATTTTTGATTGTGAAGCCGCTTTTGTTGCCAATGTCGCCAACTCATTAACATCCATACCCAATGTTTTAGCGGCACCTCTTAAACGTAATCTTTCTGCCGCACTAATTTCGAATTGTCCCGATTCTTTATTGAAACTCGCTATTGACGCAGTTGCCTTAACAATCTTATCTTGTAAACCAGGTAAGTCATTCTGTGCGTCATATAATAACGAAGCTCCATCACCCAACTGTGCAAATGAACCACCAAGTGTTTGTAATTGAGCGGCAATATCAAATGCTCTTTCAGGGCTATCCATAATTCCGTCGGCCAATGTTTTAACACCATCAAGGTTAACACCCAATGTTTGTGATTGAGCAACCATTTTGGATAAATCGTTAACACCTTTTGGATAACCATATAACGTTAATGTTGATATTTTACTATTAACATTGGTTAAAAATTCACCAACATTTAACCCGTATTGTCTTGCGTCGTCAACTAAATTTTTGGTTTGTTGAGTCGCGTCTTCAACCCCTAATCCGACACTATCAAAAAACTTTGAAAATTTTCCAATCGTTTCGTCTGACACCCCGACTAATGCAAGTTGTCTAAAATTAATTGCGGCTTGTTCAGTTAAAAAAGTAGTTCTATCTAACGATTTATTAATTACAGAAAAATATGTAACAACATCATTTAAATTACCGCCTAATTTTACAACACCGTCAGATGCTTTAACAAGTGATACACTAAATCTATCAACACCAACACCTACTAAACCTAAATCTTTCCTAACGGTTTCAAAAAGTTTATCTTGGAAACTACCCAAGTTATCTAGTAATCCTTTTGTCTTATTACCTAAATCACCAATACTTGCATTCAAGTCAGTTATTGAAGCAATATTTTCGCCAAGTTTTTTGGATATAGGTACTTCTTGTAGCATCATAACAATAAATAGTTAATTGTTACTTTTCACGAGCTTCTCTGATAATATCATATTCTTGTACCACTTTACCAATAAAATATTTTCTTTGGTACGTTGGCATAATCATAATATCACTATATGTGTAGTTAGCATTTTTAACTAAAAAATGAATTTCGTCTAATAATATTTTTTTATACTCCGAAGAAAGGGCGAAAAAACTCAAGCCCGAAGTTAATGCTTACATTAACCATTTCTCCTGACGGGGCTTTTACAGTTTTAGACAAATCAAATCTTGGTTCACAATCTCTAATTGTATTTCTTAAAACTTGTGAATCCATTATTGGCATTTGTTGAATGTATTTTACAATATTTTCCCTACTATCATTACCATTGATTGAAATAACACTGGCTTCTAATTTTCTTGTGATTGTTGGGGGTACTATTCCTGACGGATAAGTATCAAGTTCTTTTTCTAATGTTATTTTTTCACCGTAAGTTAACAATTTGAATTTAACAGTATCATTAGATTTTGGTAAGTTAACACTAAACAAACCATTATCGTCCGGTTTGATTGGTAATTCTTTAATATTTAATTCATCGATATCAACTGAAACATCAAACCTAATATTGGTTAATGGGTCGACAGTTGATAAATTATATTTAGTACCGAATGCCGTGTTTCTTAAAAATATTAAAATTGCCTCAACGTCACTTTCCAATAAATCTTCTATTCTAATGTCAGGTTCATATATTTTTTGACGAACTAACGTACTTATCAACGTTTTCGTATCATAGTTTAAACTCATTAACAAATTTTCGTCTTGAGCTGTCAAATATCCAACTCTAATAGATTTCTTTTTGTTTTTATAAAATAATCCTTGTGATGGTAATGTCATCACGTCATGTGGTAAATTTAAAGTTGTTTGTCCGTATTGTTGATTTGTATCCATAAAAAAAGCCAGGGATTACCCTGGCTTTAAATATAAACTGACTTTGTTTTTTGTAAATGAAATATTAGTAAACTAAAATACATCTATCAGGACGAAGTGTCGCTGAAATGGTTTGTAATCCGTCTTCACTATATGAAACACTTTGGAAATCCACATCTGTTAGGAAACATCCTTGTAATATCCATTTTTCGACCGCAACACCTGAAGGGTCTAACATCTCCAATGAAAGGTCTTTTTTATAACCTGCCGCATATCCCATACGACCTGTAACCGATTCGGCGTGTAAACGAACCCATTCCATTAACGATTGTGCCGCTGATGGACCAATTGGGTCACGGAAAACAACAGGTATTGTATTCCAGTTAAATCTACCTGCAACATATGTTGATGTATTTAAAAAAGGAATTTCGGTTTCTTTAATTGTTATTTTTGGTCTGGCAGTCGATTCTACATACCAAGAATTAATACCCAATGATGATGGAAACGTCAAAATAAATCGGTTTTTACGTTTTGGTTCATATGGGTCGGGCATTTTCATTAATAAGTCAGCCATTTTATTATATTTTTTGTTTTAGTTATTTTAGTTTATTTACCTATAAATACTTGATTATTTAAAATTTTTGTCTTATATTATCTAGGCGTTCTAGTTTATTAATTATATTAAATATTAATATTTTGTTTTAGTTTGTGATTTAGTTAAATAAGTTGTTACTGGATGCTCTAGTCCAAATTCTTTATTTAAAAATTCTTTTACTTTTTCCACATTTCTTTCATCGTCATCTGAAAAACCTATTGAAGGTATCACAAAATTGTTGGACACGTCATTTTTAAATAAGACTTTACCACCCACCATGTTTGCAAGTTCCTTACAATAACTGATAAATTCTCTTAACGCATTTATTTTTCCTTCTTCAGGATTGGCTTCAGAACCAGTTCCGAACGATACGGGGTGAAAACGACACATATCTAAATATTCTTTAATCATTGTGTCATCGTCTTTAATATCTTCACCTGTGAAATCACGATATTTCTTTAATGATTCTACCAATTTTTCTTGGTCCAAACCACCAACATTATTTTTGATGAGTTTGTAAACCGCTTGTTTTAAAATCATTGGATTGTGACCGCGAGCTGTGATGATTGCAAAAACCGACCCACCATTAACACACTCAATAAAATCGTCCCATGATGGTCCAAAACTAGCTGACATTACATCAATCAAAAATTGTTTTTCACCTTCACCTCTAAAATTTCTAAATGGATTAGGTGCAAAACCAACAATAGTTTTCCCATTATAAACAAATGGATTTTTACCCAAGTCGTGTCTGTGTTCCGCAAAATCATCTGTAGACATACCAATTTCATTATCTTGGTCATCTACTACCATAATTTTTGTTGGCATGTTCAATACATTGTCATCCCAATCAAAAGCATAATATTTGTGGTCTGGTAAACCTGATGGGTCCATACCCTCATTTACCATTTCTAACAAGTGCTTTCTAATCGATTTTTTTAAATTCATTATTTTTTTTCTTTTGATAGTTTTGATATAATCGATTCTAACTGTGATTCAGTTACAATAATGTTTTGTGGTTTTTTTGAATAAGTTTCTTTACCGTTAGTTGGTACTTCCAAACTTTCCATTAATACTTTTTTTGTGAACTCCATAGTTTTATATATAAATAATAGGGAGGATAGTTTTATTTATCCTCCCAAGTTTATTTTTAAATATTATCAAAAGATGCTCCTGAAGGGGTGATTAAAAATTCAATATCAATAAATTCAAGAGCTTTTGTTGGTTTAAGGTAAATTTTACCTGTTAATGTATTTCTATCCAAATCTTCAGGTGTGTTTGTAACAACAACTCTAAAGTCAATCAAACCTCTATCTCTTCTGATTGAATCCAAAATTGGATTAACAGCGTCCAAGAAATCTTGTCTAACTTTGTCGTCGTTTTGTTCGAACAACAATCTAACAGCGACTGCTGAAATTAACTTACGAGCTTGTAATAACAATCTTCTTACGTTGATTCTATCAAGAGCTGATTCAGCGACTTGTGTTGTTTTGTTACCCCAAATTACAGTTCCAACATCTGAAAAAGTTGCGATTGGGTTTACCCTACCTTGATATAAGGTATCTCTATCTTCTTGTGTTAACTTTTTACGTGCTTTAACTGAACTAACTAATCCTCTTGTATAACCCGCAGATGCAAACCAAGGGAATGAAATGTTATCAGTCAATGCCAAGTTTTTACAAACTTCACCTGTTGGTGGTAAGTAAACTTGTGTATTGTTAACAGTATCCCTTGTTAAAATCCAAGGGTAGTAAGTTGCTGTATAGTTAGAGTCAATTCCCGCATCTGATAACGAATCAACAGTTTCTTGTGGGTATAACAAACCATCAGTACCTGTTGTTGTTGGTAAGAACATGTTGTAATCAGGTGTTGTCATAATGTACAATGAATCAGCTCTATCACTTTCAATCATATCAATAGCATTTTCAACAAGATTTGAGTTATTAACAAAATCAATACCCGGTGTAACAAACACGTTAATGTTTACAGCTTCAGGGTTTGAAAAAGTTAATTGTCCTTTCAAGTACGCATAATAGTCAGTGTTCGCGAAATCAGTTTGATTACCATCTACAGTTATCTTTTTGAACGCTCCCCATCCAGTTGCTGTTGGGTACTGTGAACTAGCCACAGCTCCTTTTAAGAAACCCGTATTACCTAAAGTGTATGTATCACCGTTAGTTCTATATTCTCTGTAAATGTCCCAACCGTCAAAACCTGATTGAGCTAACAAAGTGAATTTACGTGACTGTAATTTGTAATAAGGATTAGTTGGGTCAGTTGGGTCTGATGTAAATGACGCCGAACCAACTTCAAATGCCGAAGTACCTGATGTTGTAAAATTTGATGATATTGTAACTACTGTTGCTCCACTGTCCATATGGAAACCTTTTGACAAGAAACTCCAATCGGATGAATCTGTTGCGGTACCAATATTAGATGGGTTTTGTTTACCTTTGTAGTTGAAATATTCATTGTCATATCCAACTGTATCTGAAATACCTAAATAAACTCTGTTAATTTTATCACCACCACTTCTTGTTACACTTGTAAAAGGTGGTTGGTAAATTATTTCACCCGCAGTGTCATATTTAGTTTTGTAAATTGGGAATGGTACTGTTGAAGTTCCATAGTTTCTTAAAGTATAACCTTCAAATCCACAAGGTAGCGCATCGATAGGTGCATCAATGTTCAGTTCTAACATCACATATTTAGATTTGATTTCGTATTCACCATCTGAAGTTCCAATCTTTTTAGCTACAAAACTATTTAAGTTTGGATTCATAGTACAGTTTGTGAATTTTTCAAGTATTACTTGATTTGCATCTGTGTCATTAAAGTCACGAACAACAACATCAAATGTTGAGTTATTGAATGACATGTTTACACACGATAATTTAACTTGTCTATTTGCTTCGTTACCGTCAGAAATTAATATAAATCTAAACAATTCGTAAACTTTATTACCTCTTAATTCTGAAACAAGATAAGGTGTTTTAGGTGTTTGATACTGTTCTAAATACCAACCAATAGAAGTGTTAGTTCCGTTATCATCTTGTGCTGAAGGTAATGAAGTTAAAGAAGAACTTAAACCTTTTACATAACCTTTCTTATAACCATAATTTAATAAGTTATAAAATACTTCTTCAACAAATAATGGTACTTCAGCCTTTGGTTTTCCAAAATTAGAACCACCAAATACTTTTGTGATATAATTTGCATCTGAACCATCTAATGACGCTTTAAATTCAAACGTAGTGTTGTCTTTAGTTTTTCCTGAAACACCGAATGAACCAAATGGATTTTTAGAAGTACCTGAATAAGTACCTGAAAAATTTAATACAGTATTTGTTACACCTGTTACTTGATAGTCAGGATTTTCAACACTTGAACCGTAAGTTGCAATACCTCTTGAACGTAAAGTTGCTACGACCATATTATTATACGAACTAAACGCTGTACCTGATAATGTGTTGTAGTTAACAATAACAGAACCTGAATACGAACCCGAAGTTCCTGTTAATGTTGAAATGTTTGTTGTAAATGAATATCCTGAATATGAATTACCAGTTGTAATATCAAATTGTGAATAATACCAAGAATCATTATCACGACTTGCTGAATCATTCAAACTGTTTTTCATTGAATTAACTGAATAAACATTTGTTAATCCTGATAATGTACTACCTGTTAATAGATTGTATCTTGCATCTGTTAATGTTCCAAACACATACACTGAACTACCACTTAATGAGTTAGTATTAAAAATATCATTCAATTGTCCTCTGATTGAACCTAAAATTGTTGTAGTACTTCCATCCGCCAATGTTACACTATCACTAGCATCATTTGCAAATATTGAACCAGCAATTGACCCAAATGATATTGTTGAAGTTCCACCTGTTGTACCTGTAAAAGTAACAACCGATGTTCCGCTTGTTGATGTAAATCCGACAGTTGAGCCGTTAACATTTGCAACCGTTTTAATAGACCAAGATGGACCTGCGTCATAACCAGATAATCCTAAAACTCTTGTTACGAATAATTGATTTGATTGTTGTAAATACGATTTAGCGATGTACGCCGCTTCGTATTTTGGAATTTGTGTATTTACAAATTTTTCGGGACTTGTTCCTCCAAAATATGTTGTAAATTCATCAAAACTTGTGATGAAAATAGGTTCAAAAGCTGGACCTTTAAGTGTTTCTCCTACGATACCCAATGTTGTCACACCGACGCTTTGAGCTACAAATGATAAATCACGTTCTGATGTGTAGACACCAGGTGAAACGAATACTTTATTTGATGTTGCCATTATTTGTTTTTTATTACTCTTTTATTTTCTACATAAATATTATTGATTTTTGTAAAAAACTTATTACTGGGCCACTATTTATTTAATAGGATGAATAAATTCTTACTTTTTTCTTACTTATGAAAAAAAATCTAAAAAAAATAAAAAATATCAAAATTTCGGAAGAATCACATCAAATTTTGAAATCTTACTGTAATAAGAATGGTTTTAAGATATACGGATTTTTAGAAAATATTATTAAAGAAAAATGTCAGATAAAAACTGACATTTATGGTGACCCATTATAAATTAAAATCTGCGTTAAATAAAATTGAAGCGTCAGTATTAATAATATCTTTGGTTACGGTGATAACTAAAACATCACCATTGTTTAACATGATTGTTGAAACATTTGAACCTATGTAATTTCCATTAACTGTCACATTAAAAGATGAAACGTTATTCGATTTGATTAAAATTAAATCATAATTTAAATCAATTGTATCGGTTAAAGTATTATTGTTTCCCAAAAAATTAAATACATTATTATAACTGTCGGGATTACCAACTTCATTGTTTGCAAATCTTGATTTGGTTTTAATTTCTGTGTCAAACATTGTCAATGTTCTTGATACCGCAGGTTTCACTTTAAAGTCGGCTTCATCAATAATATAACCCAACATTTTAAAAACATAAGTTTGAATAAAATATCTTCTTTTTTGTAATTCAACTACAGACTCATCATTTATACTATCCAAAATAATCGGAATATATCTTCCCTTTATAAGTGTATACGCCTGTCTTGAACCAAAAGTTTTCATAATTTTTTTATTAAACTCATTGATTTCTCTTAATCGATTACAAAATATTTTTACTTCATATGTTATATCAACTGGCGTTGGTTCAGGAATTGTATAAATGTCCATCCCATTTCTTTGACCGTCAAATGTTGGAACGGCAGCGTACTGAAACTGTGGTCTACCTGGTATTCTATATTTAACAGCAGGATTAGAACCATATGGTACTTCAGGTTTTCTAACGGTGGTTATAAATGGAGGTGATATATTTGAATCTAAATCTTGGAAATTCCAAGTCTGTGTAAATTGTGCCCAGTTTTGTGTTGTAACAATAACATCAACCGTGTTTACTTGTTTTCCGTCAACAGATATTCCCAAATCATTTTTTACGAAGTCCAACATACCTCTATCTAAATCAGCATGTAAAATACCTTTTGGTAGGTAGGTTCCATCCTTTTGAATTTGTTCTAAAAGTTCTTCTCGTCTTTCAGTTAAAATCTTTGGTGAAGTTAACGAAATGTTTTTAACTAATTTTTTGGGTAAGGCCATTTTTTATAAATATATTATTTTATTTAGTTAAATACCCCTAAATTCATTATCATTAACGGGTGTACAAACAAGTGTTCTATAAAAAGGTTTATATCCACCATATGTGTGTTTGTTATCCGAAATAACCCTACCGTCATCGGCGACTGAATAATATCTGGTTTTAGTTTCAGTTTCGGGGTACCCAATATAATCCCCGTATTGTATTTCAACACCCAACTCTTCAAGGTGTCGTAAGTAAACTGAAACAATTAAATTACCAGGTTCAGTTTGGCTTAATTTTGAATTACCAAAAGATGCTTGACTTGGTGATTCAATTTTAACATAACCCTTAAATTCAACAGGAGGTAAGTAAGAAATTGAATCTGTTAACGCTTCACCGTAAACATCGTCTTGATTTGTATTTCTTTTATCAATACGATATAAAACCAATGTGAACGACATGTCGCCCATTAACCACTCTTCACCCATAGATATATTTAAGTCAAAATCTTTTTCAGAAAAAAACTTGGATATTCTTGTAATTGGTACCCTATTTGTCATATATTGATAAATACACAATTTTTTATTATATTTCTTTATTAGTATTAATTGATTTGGAAAATCCCATTATTGAAAACTCAGGATTGTTAGAACAAAAAGCCCTTAATGTGTTACACGATTATCAGGGCGCGAATAACTATATCCTAAAATTAAAAGGAATTTTCAACCCAAACAAGCGTGGTATTCCAACAAGAAGTCAATGTGAATATATTATGAACTATTCACAAACAGTTCCAAAAGTTGCAAAGAAGTGGGTTGAGTTAGATGACTATTTTTCTGAAAAAATATCAAACGAAAAACTTTATACCGTACCACCAAAACAAGTGTGGATTGAAAAACTATTGGTTGAAAAAGATAAGTCATATCATATATGGGGTCGATTCTTTGAAAGTGAATCATTGACCGATTTTTGGTTACCCAAAGCAGCGGTAATTAAAAACCCCGAACAATACTATAAAGAAATTGATTATTCAAAATACGCACACAGACCATTACTTTCACACCAAATTGAAGCAGTGGAAAAACTTGTGAAAACCAAAAGATTTATTTTGGCTGACGACATGGGTTTGGGTAAGACAACATCAACTATTGTGGCGGCATTAGAAAGCGAAGCCAAGAAAATATTGATTATCTGTCCAGCATCTTTAAAGATTAACTGGCAAAGGGAAATTGAAAACTACACTGACCGTTCAACATATATCTGTGGAAGTAAAAGATATGAGGATGCGGATTTTGTAATTGTTAACTATGACATTTTAAAAAACTTTCACGACCCAAAAGACAGGGACAACTCACGTATTTTAAAAAGTAATTTTGATTTAGTTGTTTTGGACGAATGTTTTACTTATGACACAAAAATCATGACTGAATTGGGTGAAATGAATATTGGTGATATAGTTGAGAATGGAATTGATGTTAAAATATTGACGTTTAATCACAAAGAACAAAAATTAGAATATAAAAAAATTAATAGGTGGATTAGAAAAAGAAAAGACAGTATATACAAAATAAAATTTAGCAACGGACTATTTATTGAATGTACTGATAATCATAAATTCTATGTAAATGAAAAAGGATATGTTAGAGCAAAAGACCTCACACCAACCGATGACTTGTATATGTTGCCAGAAACCTTTGACAAAAAAACAAATTTGGAAAAAAGCGAAGTGTTGTTCAAAAAGTTGTGCATCAATAATGAGCAACAAGCACAGATTACCAAAACCAAAAGAATTAAAATTCCAAAAAAACTGTCTAAAATGTGGGAATGTAATGAGTTTTACGACAGAGAAAAAAATGAATCACAAGACATATTGTTCAGTCGTTTGTTCAAATACGGTAACATCAAACAATCCATATGTAAAAGAAAAACGAAAAAAAACAATAGAAAAAAATGGTGGGTGGTCGGAACATATGAAAAAAATTCACAAGATGAACCCGCATCTTTCAAAAAACACATCACAAAGAATGATAACAAACAATCCGATGAAAAATCCGGAAAGTCGATTAAAAATGAAAGAAAAGTTAAAAGGAAGAACTTTTCTTTCAAGAGGTGGAAATGGAAAAACAACACCGCAACAAGAAATCTTATATCAGTTGTTGGGGGAAGGATGGGTGATGGAATTACCCATACCAACAAAGGATGTCAAAGAACTATTCAAAAGTTTACCAAATTCATACAAGGTAGACATTGGGAATCTAAAACAAAAAATTTCGATAGAAGTGGATGGAAATTCACACAAAACAAAAAAATGGAAATTTTTAGACCAAAGAAAAACGAAGGTATTAAATTCGTTAGGGTGGATAGTATTGAGATTTTTGAACGAGGAAGTTACGACAAATCCACAAAAGTGTCTTCAAAAGATACAAGAGTGTATGATTTAGAAATTTCAGATAATCACAATTATTTTGCAAACTCAATATTGGTTAGTAATTGCCATTATGTACAAAATTCCCAAGCACAGAGAACAAAATTAATTAATGACTTTGTGAAGGGTGTTGATAGATTGTGGTTGTTAACAGGTACTCCAATTACATCAAGACCAATTAATTACTTTAACTTATTGAATTTGGTTGACTCTCCTGTCGCTCAGAATTGGATGGCTTATGTTATTAGATATTGTGAAGGATATCAATTCAAAGCAGGAAACAGGAAAGTTTGGAATGTAATGGGAGCCTCAAATTTGGAAGAATTAAGAGACCGAACATCAAGACAAGTATTAAGACGATTAAAAACAGATGTATTAGATTTACCTGATAAAATCATAACACCAGTTTACTTAAGATTAAAATCAAAAGAATATGAAGAATTGATGGGTGAGTATTTTGAGTGGTATGAAAAAAACCCCGACGAAAGTTCGTCATTAACCGTTCAATTCACCAAACTTACAAAAGTACGTAAGGTAATTGCACAAGAAAAAATACGCTCAACAATAGAATTGGTTGAGAACATATTAGAACAAGATAAAAAAGTAATAGTTTTTACAAACTTTACGGATTCACTAAATAAGATTTATGAACACTTTGGTAAAAAGGCAGTTTACCTTGATGGTTCATGTTCACAGGCAAAAAGACAACATGCTGTGGACGAATTTCAAAACAACGACAAAATAAAAGTTTTTGTTGGTAATTTAAAAGCGGCTGGTATTGGTATAACACTTACAGCTGCTGAAGCGGTAATAATGAATGATTTATCATTTGTTCCGTCAGACCACGCACAAGCTGAAGACCGAAGTTATAGATACGGACAAAAATCAAACGTATCAGTATATTATCCAATATTTGAAAACACAATTGAGGGTGTTATTTACGACATTCTTAATAAAAAGAAAAATATTTTTGAAACCGTAATGGGTGATAATGTGGGTAGGGCGGAGATTGTTCAAGAAATTATGAATCAAATTTTTGACAGACGTTAAGTTTTTTAAGAATCTATTTATTTATAAGATAATAATAGATTATGAAATTTAAAAAATTAAAAGCCGAAATTGAAGAATTAGAAGACAAATTAACTACCAACGAAGACCTACAAGAAACAATACAAAACGAACAGAAAGAGATTATAAATGAAATGAAAAAAATTGGTATTGAAAAATTACCATATTCATATTCATCGCTTGGTAGATTTATTGACCCAAAAACAATGAATGTTCATTATAACAAACATTACAAAGGGTATGTCGAAAAATTAAACGCAGCACTTGCGAATCTTAAAGGTGCGGATGCCGAACTTGAGGAAATAGTAAAAGGTATATCAAGATATAACAAAACTGTTAAAAATAATGCGGGTGGAGCATTTAACCATGCATTGTTTTGGAAAATGTTATCACCGAAGAAACAAACGATTAACGGTCCTGTTGATGAAAAAATTAAAAAAGACTTTGGACT